CGAATCCGTAAATCCATTCTTCTTTGTGTAGCTGATGTAAGCATTGGCCGAAGTCTGCTTTGTCTTCATCTCAGCAGGAAGCCAATCGTAAACCGCGCTTTGTTGCTGGCGGATCGAGACTTCAGAGGTTTGAGCGAAGCAAAAGATTTCAGATTTTGGATTCTCAACTGCTGCACGAACAACGGAGAATGCACCCCACTGAGTTTTCCCGCTGCGATTCCCTCCCAATGCAAGGATTTCATTTACCTCATCGAGTTGTTCTTCAGCTTTAATCCAGTGAGGAAGTCTAAATCCAAAGCGATAGGGGTCTTTCTCTGAATTATCAATGGCTTCATGGTACGCCTTATGAAGATCCACAAGCTCTTGTGGTTCCATGAGCGCAATCTCATCGTCGTTTGGAGGCAATAGAATCTGATGCTGTTTCCAAATCATTTACTTAAATATAAAGAATTTTCAGAACAAAGAATTTGTTTTATGTCATATACTGAATAACAAAACTCACAAGTGTATGTATTATCCTCTTTGGGAAATGAACCTCGATCACCAGAACATAATGACAATGAATACTTCTTGCAGTAACTGCATTTTTTTCTACTGCGTTTTATTTTTTTATTTAATAAAATATCTAAAATTTCTGCATTTTTTGCTTCAGAGACATAATCTGCATATGCTCTGCACATACATTTTTTTTGAAATCCATTTTTATTTGTTATTAAATACCTATAATTAAATTCATCAATATATCCATTCTCAATAGCGTAATTCATTTGAGAAGTAATAGGCTCGTCAATTATATCCATTATTCAATAATTTCAGCTTCGATTGCTTGGGATTTAATCCGTTCTGCAATTCTTGCTTTGGTTTCAGCAATCATCTTCATTGCGTCATCAATGGATGCTCCCTTGCGATGCTCAATAACCATTCCAGCCATTCCTGTCAACTGAGCTGCTTTATCGGTCATAATCCCAATAGTAAGAGCCAGTTTGTCTGGAGAAATCTTAGATAGAGCATCTGAATCATTGGATAGTTGTTCAGCTTTTTCAAATAACAGGTCAGTGTACTCTTGGGCAGCAATCGCATAACGCATTGAGAACTCCTTACGCTTTGTCTCAAGCGTGTCATTATGTCTCCATTCAAGTTTACGAATTGTTTCATGCCCTAGGCCAGTCTTTTCTGAGATTGATTTAATCCTTGCGCCTTGAGCCAGCATCCAGAGTGCTTGTGCAGCAACCGCTGGAGCATAGTGTTCAACTGAACCCCTTGGGAGATTCTTAGCTCTTTCCTTGATCTCAAGAAACCAAGCAGACTTTTCCTCCCTTATGTTCTTGTACTCGGTTGGTTGTGTTTGAGTTTCATCGGTCATTTAGCTTTTCTAGTCTTAATCTCAAGTAAAAGCAACTCTTTTTAAAGGTTCTTATTACAAATCCTTAATTTGTTCTCCCATTCGATTCATCTTTGGGGCTTCCGGAACAAGGTTGTTACGCAAATTATAATACGAATTAGTTCCGTATGGTATTGCTACATCACCAGTCCAGCGAGTTGATGCATCAAGACGATCAAAAGCAAAGGTTCTATAAATACCAGTCTTTTTGGTCATACCCATTTGAGCTAATAATGGATTGTTTGCCATCTGAGCTTCTGTCTGAAGTCCTTGTACTGAGTTCACAAACCTTTTTCTTTTTTCCCAGTTTTTAGGGTCTTTGCTTTTGAAGTAATCATCAGTTGCAATGCCACTATTCTGTATTTCAATTGATTTTTCAATATCAGCAAGAATGTCAGCTTCTGTCATTTTTAGTTTTTTGGCAATATCATGCTTGGCATTTCTTCTTACATTTTCTGCAAGCTGCCTCAAATCCATAGCCTCAACCATCAACCTGCCATTTTTAAGAATCCATTGAGTAGGCTTAACCCTATTAACAGTAGCACCATTAAATTGAACTGATCGCCCTTGCTGTATTGGTTTGTTCACAAAAACAAAAGGATTATTTCCTTCAAATCCATACTGAATGGAAATTGCTCTTCCGAATTCTCCATTATCAATAACTCCTGCTTTTTCAAGTTCAGCTAGATGCTCTTCGGTAAGGAATCCAATTCCGTTTCCTTTTTCATCTGGAATCAAGACATTGTTTGGCAATGGTTTGCCGTTATCTGTGAATCTTTTATTAACTCTGTTAATGGCTTCTTTGCCATTGTAATGAGATGGATTTGATGATTCTGGGATTTCAAACGATTGTTTGATTTTGCTGCTTGGCCTTCCAGCACTTTCATTATACATCTTTTTAATCAGGCTCTTCACCTCTGGAAGCTCTCTCATTCCGTTGGCGAGGAATCCGCTTCCCATGACCATGCGTCCAGATGAATCTGTTGCTCCACCCAACTTGAAGTGCATTGCGTTAATAATTGGTTCCGCCGAAAGAACTGAATCAAAAGCATTTGCCACTTTCCGTTGAAGAGGTGTTTTTCTTGAAGCCTTGTAGAGTTTGCCAGATTGGACATCCTCAAAGAAGCCTTGCGCTCCATTATCAACAAAGAATTCTTGCGCCGCTTGTTCAACAGTGATTGGTTTCTTGCCAGAGCCAACCATATCTTTGTTGTAGTTTTCGTAAAATTGTTGAAATTCTGGATCTAATTTGCCTCTTGAGTCTCGCACAAGTCCAGACCTGCCTTCAGAACCAAGCATTAAACTTGCAACCGCGCCATCAGCTTGATGTCTAAACAAGATTGAGTGAAGAGCCTCATGGGAAGCGACGGCTCGAATAAAACCAGCTCTGTCATTAATGTTCACTTCAATTTTATTTGTGAATGGATCAACTTTACTGCTACCAGATGTTTTGATTTCCCAATCATAAACTTTAGGATAAGCAGCATCAAATGAAGATATGAATGTTTTTAGCTGATTATCTTTAATGCCATCAAATGAAGCAAGTTTTTCTGGGGATTGACTTTTTAATTTCTCCCTATAATTGAATTGTTCGTTTTGTTGCTTTGTTTTCCAATTAGATTTTCCTCCAATAAGCCTTTCAAATGGTCCAAATACTAAGGCGTAAGTCCCAGCATTTTTCATTGCTTCTGGCGTAAGACCTTGTTGGTTTATTGTTTCATACGCAAGAATTGGAGGAAAACTTTTTGCTGCTGAAGCAACCCCTTTCACGATTGGTGTTGTATTGTTTAACAGCCCAGCAACCGCACCACCAAGACTTCCAACTTTTTCATTTGCAGCAACTCTTGACCAAAAAGTTGAACTGTTTGTTCTAGGAAGCATTTCTTCTCCCATTGCAGTTGCAAATTGTGCAGTCTTTTTTAACAGTGGCGCACCTAAAGATGCGCTTAAACGAAGTCCACCATATACTTGATAAGCCTTACCAAGAGTCATTGCTCCTGCCGCGTGCATCAACCAAGGGATTCTTCCGAATCCAAGTTTGCGCTCAATACCATTAAGTAGTTTATTTGTTGAAACCGCGACATCTGCAATTTTATCTAAAGACTGGGCAGTAACTTGAGTTGTTGTAGAAGCCCCAATCCTAGCATAATCGCTTAGTTTTTTTACTGATTCAGCAGTAACTTCAGAGTTTCTTGCGAATCTTGATGCATTTTCAATTCCGACATTTAAGTTTGCAAGAGCCGATTCAGCTTGCTTTGCTGCTTGAGATGCTTGAATAACTTCTTTTGATCTCAAAGAAAATTGTTCCGGATTCCCAGTTTTGAATGCATCATCAAGAAGTTTGTTTGCATTAGTTACAGCGGTGCGAGAATCAATAAATGCAGCTTCGACAACTGGCTTTGCTTCAAGCAATGTTTTACCAGCATTGATAGCAACCATGCCTTGTTTGATGTTTTTTGCTTGTCTTAAATTTCTTGCGATTGTACCAACTGATCCAAGACCAGCCATACCAGCCGTGACCGCTAATCCAGCCCAATCGGTAGGAATTACACCAATAACATAAGCTCCATTCATCACGTTCTGGAAATCCTTCTCTCCCATTTTCTCTCTAGCTTGGAGAACCGTCTCAGACGCTGCTGCTGTATTTGTCAATGCATCAATTACTTGAGCTGTGTCAACCTCGTTGTTGATTTTTCTGATTAGTTCTGATTTTAGAGATTGTTTATATCTCATGTTTTCAGCTTCCTCTGGAGACATGATTCCAGTTTTTTCAAAAAATCCAGATATAGCTGGTGATGCAAACTCAGTGAGATTGGCAAGACTTTGAATCGCTCCCTCTGAAGCACCTTCTAAAATCTTCATTCCAACAGCAGATTGCTCTTTTAATCCACGTCCACGAACAGCTCCAACAACCCCAACCGATGTTGCGGCATCAGCAATCCCTAAAATCCCTTTTCCTAACTCAAGAAGTATCCCGTCTTCGGATTTTGGTTTATCCTCTTGAAGTAATCCGGCATCTTTTTTAATTTTGTAAATAGGCAGCATTTCATCAAGAACCACGTCCGAGTAACCTTGTTCAACCCATTTTGATGTGTTAAGCAAATCCTCATTTGGGGTTGTGAAAGCAATTCCCTTTTCGGTAAGTTTCCCATCTTTTAGTAATCCTCGATCCTCAAGAAGAAGATAATCCTCTCCTAGTTTTGTTGCGTTACCATCTTTATCAAGAAGGCCGCGAACTTGCATCCCTTCGGCAGTAGCAAACTCTGGAGTTGTGTAATTTTGTGTAATTCTTGGATCATTAAGATCCATACTTTGCCAATCTGGAGGTAAATTTGACTTTATCGCATTATCTATATTTTGTTTTTCTCCAAGAGTATAATCATTTAATGCTTCAAGTTCAAGTTTGCTAATTTCTGGATCAATTTTTTCTGCCATCTTGTTGAGGTCTTTGCAAATTCTTTAGTCTGTCTGATGCACTTAGTGGAGGTGCCCCCGGCTCACCTAATTTAGGAATCAATGGATTTGAATCAATAATGCTTTTTACTTGAGCTTCAATTTCAAAAGGACTTGCTCCAACTGATTGCATTTTGCTAATCTCATCTGAGATTTTTGCTGCGCGTTCAGCATATTTTAGTTTGAAGTCAATTACCTTTTTATTTCCCTCGTTAGTCTTGCCAATATATGGAGATAGCTCAGTTTTAAAATATGTCATTTCTTTATCACTAATTGCACCTTTTGTTAATTCAATGTTTTTCATTGCAAACTCACCAGCTCTAGCTTTGAACTCTTCAGTTGAAGATACATCAATTCCGGTGGCTTTCTTTAAGCCGTATTTAAAATCAGCAAAAGTTCCAGTCTCTACGTCCTTATCAAGCAATGATCTTAATTCAGTCAATGGTTGGATTTCTTGTCTTGAGGCTAATCCAGAATCTCTTAATTCAGATTGAGTTTTATCAAGACCAAGTAGTCTTTGCGCTTGAACTTTCTCAGTAGGAGTTTCTTTTAATGATGGAGGGGCCGCTTTTTTTGCTCCTCTTGGCATTGTTTGGTTTTCCGATGCAGCAGTTATATTTGTTGCTGAAGCGGCCTGAGGAGGTTGTCCTGATAACCTTTGGATATTTGCAGCAACTCCAGATGCCCATGATGAATTAGTACCATTAGGATCATTTTCTGCACCAACTGGCGCATAGATATTTGCAATGTCTTGAATTGATTTTACTCCTGCATATGGGCCAGTTCCTTCATTTATTCCTTGTCCTAGCAGACTTGCCATTTTATAAATGGATTCAACAGGGGAACCAAATGAAATTGGTCCAGTTTTGTCTGATACACCCATTGCATTTTTCTTGTTTATGAATGCGCTTGATGTGCCATTACCAGTTTCAAGTTCTGCG